CAGGCGACGATCGGCGGCTGGACTTTTCCCGTCCACTCCTCGTCATCGATCGCCGTCGCGATCTCCTCGTCGAGCGCGGCCTGGGCGTCGAGGAGGTCCTGGCCCTGGAACCGCTCGCCGAGCTGGCCCCGCATCTCGGTTATCTCCTGGCGGCTGTACTCCAGCCGGACCTCGTCCCACGCGAAGTCGACGTCCTCGTACCGGGTCGTCGGATGCTCGCGTTTGAGGAGCATAAACAGCAGAACCCGCCGGGCCAGACTTGATCCGTTGAGGACGGCCTTCGACCACTCGGCGTAGGTCATGGACGACCGGCGTTCGATCATCTCCCGTTCGACCGCGCGGAACGTCTTACGCGGGTCGTACGGCCACCGCTGCGGCTCGTCGGAGCCTTCCGGCTGGTATGTCAGGTACATCCGTCTCCTACTCTCCGCTCCCACCGGATCGGGACGCGAGCCGGCGGGCCATGTCCTCCATGGCCTCCATCACGGCTTCTCGGTAGTGCGCGGCCCGGCCGCTGAGGGCCTCGTCGAACCATTTGATCTTGCCGTGTTGGACTACCCATACGTCGCGGCCGAAGACACGGTGCCGCCAGCCCGCGGACCGTTGAGTGCGCTTCGGGGCGTTCGCGAACTCGCGTAGCCCGGGTGTCTTCTTCGCCTTGACCCGGGCGCCGCTCCACCGGCCGCCGAGCTTGACCTCCGGGCGGATCTTCTTCGCGATGGCCGGGCGCAGGGCCGGCGAGGTGCTCATGGTCGACGACATGGCCATGATCCCGCTGCGCGCCTCCGCGGCCGCCGGCGTCAGCGCCTCGCGCATGTTCTTCGCCAGCTCCTTGCGGAGCTGCTTGCAGTCTTCCTCCCGCTTGAACGCGGCGACGAGCGCGTCGAGGCCATCGATCTGGACTCTTAGCCCGATGTCGGGCCGGTTGTTGCTCCCGCGCCCCCCGCCCGGGCCGGGTGGAAGTGCCACCGTTCAGCTGGTCGTGCGGGTCACGGCGCCGCTCGTCGGGTAGGACACGCCGACCGTCGCCTCATCACCGACGCTCCCCTGGAGCGGCGACCACTCCTTGACGAGCAGGTTGCCGGTGTAGCCGGGGTTCGACGTCGACGTCGACGTCGCGGCGTCCGTCGCGCGCACAGCGAACGTGGTGACGGTCCCCAGCTTGGCCCACATGATTGCGTCAAGGCCGGCGGCGCTGAAGTCCTGGATGAAGTCGATGTCCAGGCTGCCGTCCTTGAGCCCGCCGATCCGCTCTTTCCAGCCGGCGCTCGCGTAGTTCGTCACCTCCTTGTCCTCGACCTCGATGCCGAGCTCCGCTTTCTTCACGTACTGGGACAAGTTGTTCGTCCCGATGACGATCTGTTCGGCCGTGAGGACCATGAACGCCACCGTGGGCTCCCTGCTTGATTCCGAAGGAGACGAGGAACAGAAACGACGGGCTGGTGCCGGAGATGGTCCAGCTCGCCCGGTAGTAGGTGTCGGTGATCGCGCTGCCGGTGGTGCGCAGGATCTGCCCTCCGCGGCCGGTCGCCGCAGCGAAGGTGAGCTGGGTCGTGGGGGACGCCATCCCGGACGCGTCGTCCGATTGGACGGTGACGGTCAGGCTCGGTGTGGTGCCGGCGGCCGACAGGACGTGCAGCGCCGCATAGAGCCGCTGACCGGCCGGCACCGCGCCGAGCTGCACCGCGGTGCCGTCCCCGGTGCTGGTCCGGGCCGTCCCCGGCGGATGGGCGATCACCCCGCGGGCCAGCGGCCACGATCCCTTCGCGTCGGCCGACCACGGCGCCACGTCACCAACCTCGCCGCCGAGGGTGTAGGAGCCGCGTAGCGCCCAGGTGAGGTAGGCGAGGCCGCCGACGGTCGCTCCGTCCGGGCTGACCGTCCACGGACCCAGGCCGGCCCAGGACGCGTCATCGACCATGCCCGCGTCGCCGGCCTCCCAGAATCCCTCGGCGGTCACCGTGGGGTCGGCCAGGCCAGCGAGCCGGGTCTTCCACCCGGCGTCGCCGTAGGTGGTGCGCTCCTTGTCCTCGTAGTCGGCGGTGATCTCGACCTTGTTCGAGGACCCGGTGAGGTCCGCCCCGCCGGTGAACAGCCGAACGTTCGTCAGCACCAGTGGTGTGCCCACGTCAGTACCTCCCGTCTCCGATGACCCGGACCAGCAGCTCAGCGCCGACGTACTGGGTGCCGGCGTGCTCGTACCAGCGGTAGGCCTGCATCCGCCGGACATGCAGGTCGTGGGCCAGGCCGCCCAGCGCCGGCGTGCCCGGTGCGCCGCGGGCCGCTTCGATCGCCGATTTCAGGGACGCGGGGCCGGCGCCGGACAGCATCGCGTCGAGCAGCTCCTGGGCGGCCCGGTCGTCGCCGCGGCCGACGAGCACGCGGCAGGTGAACTCGACCTCGTCGAGCGCCCTGTTGTGCGCCCGGTCGTAGTCGATCTCGTACTCGGCGACGAAGAACGCCGGCTCGCTGACCGAGTCGGGCACGTAGCCGGTGCAGGTCAGCGCGCCCGCTGGCAGGACGACCGCCGTCGCGGCGTCCGCCAGCGCCCGCCGAACCGACGAGATATCCATCAGGCGAACCCGGGCAGGACGTACGGGGCCAGCAACGTCGCGACGTCCGGGTCGACCCGGCCCAGCCGGATCGCCCCCCACTCCGCGCTACCCGCCACGCCCTCCGGAGAGTCCTTGCGTTTGAACAGCCGGGCCGCCTGGATCTGCGCGGCCTGGGCCACCTCGTCGGGCACCGCAGGCCATCCCCACCGGGCGGTCACCCGCACCCGCTGACCCAGCGTCCAGCCGACCCGCAGCAGCGCGGTGACCGGCCGACCCTCGTCGAGCGCGTCCGCCGGCTCGAGTTCCACGTCGACGGTGACGTCTATCCACCCGGCCGCGGCGCTGCCGACCTCCACGACCAGCCCGGCGGCCGACCCGATGTCCGCGACGAGCAGATGCTCACCGTCGCCGTCCGCCCGGACCCGTCCACGCGGATTGATCGTCCGGGTGGCCGGGTCGTCGCCGAGCCAGAAGCGGCGGCCCGCCATACGGTCGATGCTGCGCGACGCCGCGGCGATCGCTGCGGAGAGCAGGTCGTCTCGGGCGGTGTCGGTGATGTGCAGGGCGTCCTTCAACGCTGCGAGGTCGACGTAGTCGGATGCCATCTCAGACCGCGGCTTCCTGGGCCAGGGCCCGGGCAATTCCCTCGGCGAGGGGCACCCGCGGGGTGTAGATCGTCCGCATCAGGGATGGGTCTTCCACCCGGTAGGCGACCCCCGCCGGCGCCCGCAGATCGAACTCGAAGTCCGGCCAGTAGCCGGCCGCTGTGCACACCAGCGTTGCGAGGGTGGCCATGGAGGTGGCGACGCCCGTGCAAAGGTTCACCGGCCGCCGCTCGTCGGCGTCGACGACGGCCAGGGCGCCGGCGACCACATCGTCGATGTGGATCCAGTCGCGCATCTGGCCACCGGCGCCCCAGATCCGAAACGGGTCCTCGCGCTGGCGGGCCCGCGCGACGAACGCGCCGAACGGGAAGTCGAGGCCCTGATCCTCGCCATAGCCGGAGAACGGCCTGACGATGTGGACGGCCACGCCGCCGGCCGCGGCCGCGGCCGCCATCTGCTCGCCGGCGACTTTGCCCCAGCCGTACTGATCGAACGGCGCATCCGTGATCCCACGGTGGGAGATCAACCGTTCGGCGTAGGGCCGGTCGCCGCCGGGCGGCGCGGCGGGGTAGGCCGCCGAACTAGACAGGTAGAGCACTCGCCGCTGCCCCGTCCGCACCGCCCACTCGAACATCTCTGCGTCGAGCATCCGGTTGTAGATGCTGGCCGCGGGCTGGCCGTCGATCGCGGCGCGGTGTGGCGCCCGGGCGGCTGCGTGCACAACCAGGTCGTAGATAGGGCTGTTCTGGCCGAAGACAAACGAGCGGCAGTCCATCGGGCACTCGGCCTCGGCAATGTCGATCTCATTGACCACATACCCGCGCGCCCGAAGCTTGGTGGTCATGTGCCGGCCGACGAATCCGGACGAGCCGGTCACGAGTGCCCTCACTGTGTCCTCCTTGCGATCCGGAGTCGACGTCGCGCGAGCAGACGGCCGACCGGGCCGAGGCGGAGCCAGACGTGACCCGGGCCGGCAAGACGCCACAGGGCGACGCAGTCGGGACACTCGAACAGCGTCCCGGGCGCGTGGCTGCCGGCCGGCGGCATGCACTGGTGGGGCTCATAGAGGATCGGCATCACCCGGTCAGCCCCATCGCGGCGAGCACCGCATCACGGTCCCGCGCGCCGTGCGCCGCCCAGTACGCCTCGAACGTGTTGCGGTCCGCTTCGTACAGCGCCGGCGCGTTGACGCGCGTGTGGCCCTCGTCCCACGGCACCTGCCCGGTGATCGGGTGGACGTGCTCAACGACGACGTGCGGCAGGTAGGTGAGGCAGCCCGCGGCCTGGCCGAGGGCCTTCCAATAGTTGTCGACATACAAGTGGGTGAGTACCGGCGGGGCCATGTGGCCCAGCGCGCGGACGACCGACGTCGACATCGCGCACTGGGTGGGCAGATTCGCGCGCTGCAGCAGATCGTTGCCGTAGACGATCCCGGGAAGCGAGGCGAGCGCGTCGAGGTAGGCGCGATCCCAGCCGCGAGTCCTGGGCCGGTGGTCGTCGCCCATGAAGCCGATGGCGGCGGGCGGCTTCGGCTCGGCAAGCACTGAGGCTGCCGCGAGGTTCAACGCCTCGACCATCGAGGTCGAGGCGGCCGGTCGAATGGCGACCGGATCGAACACCTCTCGCAGCAGCATCACGCCGAGCTGGTAGACGTTCGCTTTCGGGTCGGACTCGTCGATTGCGACTGCGAGCCAGGTGTCCGCCGTGCACGTCTCACGGAAGGCTGCGGCCAGCTCGACGATCGCGTCCGGGCGGCCGCGCGACGGGACGATCACGACCAGCTCAGGCATCGAGCTGCTGCTCTCCGCGGCGAAGTCTCCGCCCGAGACCCTCGGCGGTGCTGAGAAGCGCCTCGTCGAAGTGACGGTCCACGAAACTCTCCGACTCGGCCGGGTCGGGCTCGATCTGGTCGTAGGACTCGAGGGGCGGGGCGTCGGCCGGCGGGCTGTAGTCCTGGGGGCCGGACCAGACCATTTTGTGGTGGGTGGTGGTCACGCCGGTGTGGACGTGGATCGGTACGTCCACCTGCGCCAGCCGGGCACAGAAGGACAGGCCTTCGCTGATCAGCCGGCCGTCGTTGTAGCGGACGCGGTCGAACCAGCGGTCACCGAACCGGGCGCGCACGGCTTCGGCCGCGCTGCGGTGTACGAGGAGGCAGGCCGCGCCGGTGCCGGCGACCGGCACGAGCGCGTCGGCGGGGTACCGCCATCGGGTGACGAACGCCCGCTGTACGTGTCCGGGTCCGGCCCGGACACGTACAGCGTGGGGGAGAGCATCAGCCGCCGGCCGCCCATCCCGTCGCCGCCGAGCTCGCGGACCGCGAAGCACAGCGCACCCACGACCGGTCGGAGCGTGGGGTCGGCCGCGGTGACCAGCCGGTCGACCGTGTCGGGGCCGAAGCCCATGTCCGTGTCGATCCAGAACAGCCACTCGTGCGGGGTCTCGTCCAGCCACTGGCCCACGGCGGTGTTGCGGGTGTCGGGCAGGGCACCGGACGGGCAGGCCAGGGCGATCGGCCGGCGGCTGGCCACGACCCGCTGGGCGTGCACCTGGTCGTAGGTGACCAGCCGTAGGAGCGACTCGTGGAACGAGTTCGACAGCTCGTGCCGGTGGAGGTAGGCGACCTGAACCAGGCCGTCGCCGGTCACGCTGGCACCGCCACGGCGGCGTTGTGCTCGCCCAGCCACAGGTGCTTCAGGTGCGTCGTCTTCACCCGGGTGTCGACGTGCGTCGGCCAGCCGGCCGCCCGGGCGCGGATACAGAAGGACAGGTCCTCGGACAGCCGCTTGCCGGTCTGCGGGTCGCCGATCGGGGTGTACCAGGTGGGTCCGTGCTCGGCGGCGAGCTTCTCCAGGACGGTGCGGTGAATGACGATGCACGCCGAGCCGGTCGCGACGACCTCGACGAGCTGGTCGCGCGGGTAGTTCCAGCCAGGGGGCGATGCCGGCGCGGCCGGCGGCTTCCTGCTCCCGGTAGAGGGTGGGGACCGGCGTCGTCAGGTAGCCGCCCATCCCGTCGACCGTGTGTTCGACCTGAGCGAAGCACAGGCCGCCGACGATCGGCCGGCTGTCCGGGTCGGCGGCCGCGATCAGCCGGTCGAGCGTGTCCGGCTGGCACCCCATGTCCGTGTCGATCCAGAACAGCCACTCGGCGGCCCGACCGAGGAACCTCGAGACGACCTCGTTCCGGGCGCCGACGATGCCGCCGGTGCCGTACCGCATCGCGAGCAGCCCGCCGCGCATGACCCGCTGGTGGCGGGCCAGATCGTGCATCCACAGTTCGATCATGGACATGTGCCAGGAGTGCGCGACCTCGGATCCGTGGACGTAGGCCAGGCAGGCCGCGCCGTCGCCGGCGGTCACTGCGACGTCCGCGGGCGGGCCCGGACGGCGCGCCGCTCGCCGGGCGCGCGGGTCGCGGCCTCCACCTGCGGCGGACCGGCGGCCACCCGCCGTAGCCCGCTCGGGTCGGTGGTGCTGCGCACCGCCTCGAGCGTCGGCGCGAACATGTCCGGGTAGGCGGCGACGAGCGGGTCGCCGGCGTCCCACGGCTCGCCGGCGCGGATAGAGATCCGCTCCCCGCCGTGCGCCAGCACGGTGTTGCTCTTGGCGTACGCGACGCCGTCCATGCGGGTCCTCCGTTCCGGGTGGTGCCGGGTGGTGATCCCTCGCCGGCCGACCACCCGGAGGCGACCGGCGAGGGAACTCAGGTCCGGCGGCTACTGGTTCTGCAGCAGCCGGAAGGCGTTGTCGTTGATCGAGTCGGCGCCGTGGCGGGCGTAGGCGTACCAGCCGCGCTTGCCGGTCGGTCGGCCCGTCGACGGGTCCGGGACGTGCGGGACGAGCTCGACGGTCATCCCGATCCGGTCGGCGATCAGATAGTTGCGGAAATCGCCCACGACGAGGATGTTGCTGGCGCCGGTCGTGCCGGTGAAGTCCGGGAAGTACGAGGAGAACTCGATCGGCCGCGACCGGATGGTCTCGACGACGCCGGTCAGATCGACCGTGACGAACGACAGGTTGTTGCCGTTGCCGAAGGTCGCGATCTCGTTGCCGACATCGTGGTTGAGGACCCAGCTCGAGTTCTGCTTGAACCGATCCGGCAGGACACCCCAGATCTTGTTGATGTCGACACCGCCGAACGCGCCGTCCGTCGTCACGACCACCTCGACGTTCGTGTTCGCGTCGAGGGCGGTGATGATGCCCCACGGCTGGTTCGATCCGGTGCCGGTGGCGAAACTGGCGGCCTGCAGCTCGTCGTAGCCCTCGTTGAGCAGCGTCGACATCTCGTTCGCGAAGCCAGGCCAGTCCTGGCCGAGGCGGATCGTGAACTCGACCCAGCCGCGGGCCTCGTGGATCGCGACGGTCGGCTGGGCGACCGCCGGGCTGTCGTCCGACACCGCGGTCGCCTCGACGTCGTACGACCAGGAGACGCCGGCGGACGACACGCCGCGCCACTCGTCGGTGGTGATCTGCTCGACGTGGGAGATCCGCCGGAACGGGTTCAGGCTGCCCTGCGAGGTGAGGATCACCGTCGGGTCGATCAGCACCGGCACGGCGAACCCGCCGGCGGTGTCCACCGACCCGGACATCGCCCGGTACTCCGCCGCCGCGTGCAACGCCCGGGACTCCTCCGGCGTCAGCATCGGCGTCGGCTGGGTGACGATCTTCTGCCAGCCGGTGCGGTAGTGCTCCGACTGGGTCAGGAGCATCAGCCTCGACAGGTGGGCGTTGTCGAAGTTCGCCGTGCGCCCGCGCAGCAGCCGGTCGATCTGGTCGCGCTGGTCGTCGGCCAGGTGCCGGACGTGCTCCCGGTCGTCGGCGACGTGCAGGGCCCGGTCCCGTACCTCCGTGCGGGCCAGCGACATCAGCCCGCGCAGGTCCGCGCCGTCGAACGGGTCCGGCGCCGAGGGGGTGATCTGCACCGAGCCCCACCGTGCCTGCGAGTCGGCGAGCCGTTGGGCCCGCTCGGTCCGCTGCCGCGTCTCTGCCTCGCGTGCCTGCACCAGGGGCGTCAGCGCGGTTTCGCGCTGGTCGTGCTCCTGGTCAAGCGCGTCCCACCGGGTCTGCTGTGCCTCGGTCGGGGCGTTCTCCCCGATCTCGTCGTTCAGCTGCTGCATCTCGGCGCGGATCTGCTGAATCCGCGCGCGGAGTTCATCCTCGGTCATGGCTACCTCGTCATGAGAGTCAGGCGGCGGCCTCGTGCCGCGGCCAGGGACTTCCCGTCGACGTGGCGGCCCGCCCGTGCGGGTGCCGGCATCTGCGGGTCCGGGGTGGTGGTCGGCGTCGCGGCCTCGGCCGGGGCCGAGGTGCGGAGGCCGTGCAGCGCCTGGAACGCTGCGAAGCTTCGCGAGAGCTGCTCGTGGCGGGTCCGCTCGGTCTCGGCGAGCTCGCCCATCACCCAGTCGACGCCCGACCGCAGGCCGGAGGTGGCGTCGGGGTTCGCGGGCCAGGTGACGGGGCCGAACTCGTACAGCCGGACCTCGAGGACGCTGCGTTCCGGCAGGCCTTCGGGGTTGTAGTCGCTCGTCTCGGGCTCGTACACCCAGTGCTCGCCGAGCACCTCGAACATGAACGACGAGTCGTAGGCGCCGGCCTCCAGACCGGGGACCAGATCCCGGTTGTACGAGGTGTCGAACAGGGGCACCTCGGCGTAGGGCGAGGTCTCCCGTTCCTCGAGTACCTCGGCGACGCCGAGCAGCTTCTGACCGATCTGGAAGTCACGACTGTGGTTGAACATGATCTTCACCTGGTCGCCGCGTTCCCCGATGGTCTTGCGGAAGGCGCCCGGCACGGTGCGTTCGAGGTAGCGCCCCTTGAACCAGGAGTCGATCTCGTACCAGGAGTCGAAGCGGGAGAACTCGACGGTCATCGTCGGCATCGCGGTCTCGGCGGCCGCGGCGCCGTCGGTCCCCTCGTCGGCGGCGGCCCGGGCGGCGAGCTGCGGCGCCGCGGCCGGACCGGCGCCACCCCGGATCAGGTGCAGCCCACGGATAGCAGCCGGCATCGTCTACTCCTCAGCCATCGGACGGCGGAGTGGTGGTGGGTGCCGGCGCGGCCGGCGTGGACAGGGCGAGCGGCTTGTCACCCCAGGGCACGGGCGGCATGTCCTCGTCGCCGCGCACCTCGTTGATCGTTCGCCAGCCGTTGCTCAGCGCGGCCTGATACGCCTGGTAGCGCTGCAGAGTCGACGTCTCGAGCAGCGCGTCACGGTCGAGGCGGACGTACTGCGGGCGGGGCAGGAACTCGGAGAGCAGCCGCTCAAGGCGCCGCAGCCACTTGCCCACCGAGTAGGTGAGCAGATGAACCCCGCGGTCCTGAACGTTCGCGTAGGTCAGCGAGCCGCCGCTTTCGTAGCCGAGGACCTCGGCGATTCCCGGGCCGAAGATCCTCGCGCACTCGGCGCTGCTCCAGTTCTGGGTCTGGAGGAACTGGCTTTCCTCCGGGGCGATCTGCAGCGCCTGGTATTGCCAGCCCTTACCGAGGACGACCGGTTCGCGTGTGCCCCTCAGGGCCGCCAGGAACCGATCTTTCGCGGCGCGTGCCTGGTCTGTGTCGAGCGCGGTCTCCGTGTTCGTCAGCAGCGCGTTCGGGTGGGCGCCGTCGCGGAACCACTGCAACCCGAACCGGTTCGCCGTCGCCTGCAGCCCGATCGTGGTCTGGAGGTAGGCGATCGGGCTGAGGCCCTGCAGACTGCCCGGGATCGGGTTCACCCGCCGATGCAGGAACTGGGCCGGGTCGGACACCTCGCGGCCGGAGGTGCTCCACGCCGGCGCACCGCAGCTGGTTAGCCGGCCTGACACTGTGTCCGGATGGAACACGGCGACCTGCTGCAGGTAGCCGGCCGTGCTGCGCTGCAGCACGTCGCCGTACACGTTCCCGCGCAGCAGCCAGGACATGACGACCCGATATGACCAGTCCTCGAGGCCGTGCCCCGACCCGTCGGGATCCTCCAACCAGAACGGCGTTGGCAGCTGCTGCCGCTCCTGCATGCGGCCGCGGTAGACGTGCGCCGGCAGTTCCGACGCGATCCCGGCGATGAGGGCGGTTGCCGCGTGCACGGCAACGACCTGCAGTGGCGCTTCCGCGGAGGACAGGTCGACCTCGTCGTAGCCGGGGAACATCTGCCGGGCCAGCTCGGACAGACCCATCGTCGGGAAGACACTGCGCTCGACCGCTGCGGGCCTCCGTGGCCGCGTCCGCCACACGCTCACGGGGTCCGCCAGTCGATCAGCCACAGGACCCCGCCGGCGGCGATCAGCCCGGCCGGTAGGTAGATCATCCCGATGCCGGCGGCGACGAGCGCCGGGCCGGCGATTCCCGGACCGATCCGCAGCACCGTGCCGACGACGGTGGCCAGGGCGCCGAGCAGTCGCCGTCGACGGCTGGTCATCGATCCGCCTCCCGTCAGTAGATGTTCGCGAGCGGGTCGTACGCCGGCGCGGTTAGCGCCGACATCCAGGTGAGCAGCGCCCAGCGGGCCAGGGTCACCGTGACCAGCGGGGTGATGTCGACCTGCGCCGATCGGCGGTGCCACGCCCAGGCGTCGCCGAGCGGCCGGGTGCGTGTGCCGTTCACCGCGGCGGTGAGCGGGGCCTGGTCGATGTGCACGACGTCGCCGGCGCGGATCGCATCTGCGATCTGCCCGCACGCCGCGACCACGTCCGAGGTGCGCGGGATGGCCAGGTCCCCGCGCTGCGGCTGGTCAGCGTCGGCCGGTGGGCGTAGCCCGGCGTCCTCGAGGGCCTGCAGCAGCGAGCCGGCTGCGGCCCGCAGGTCCAGCGCGATCGCGACCGGGTCGCGGCGTTCACGGAGCCGGACCAGCGCCGGCACGATCCAGTCCGTGCCGGCGCGGCGGTCGACGAGCTCGAGATGGACGCGGCCGTCCGGGCGCAGCACCGCGGCGCCGATCGACGCCCAGTCCCGCCGCGGTGAGATGTCGACCGCCAGGGCGAGTGGGCCGGACGCGTCTGCTGTCGGGTCGGCCAGGGCGGCCCACTCGGCGGTGGGCACGTTCAGGTCCGGCGACGGCTTCGCCTTCTTCGTCCGGTTGAGGTACGCCCGGTCGAACTCTTCGGGCTGGGACGCGAACTTCTCCAGCTCGGCGCGGATGGTGTCCTCGGTGATCGTGTGGCCGAGCGCGGGCATGCACGCCCACCAGGTCGCCGGATCGTCGCGCCGTAGGTGCTCCGGGGCGAACCACTCGAAGTAGCACGTTCTCGGCCACGCACCGGGGTCGAGGCCGGACCGCCACAGCTCCTCGATGAGCTGCCGGCCGGCTTCCCGCTTGCCGTTGAGCCACACGCTTTTCTCGGTGCCGCCGGCGGACGCCCACCACAGCTGTGCCATGGGTCGGGTCAGCATGGCCGGGCTCATCGCCTGCTCGAGCCGGGCGTCGGTGTGCGCGAACCCCTCGTCGATCACGCCGAGGTCCAGAGGCGGGCCGTGCCCGGCTTCCTCGGTGTTCGCCGTGATGCCGATCTTCGACCGGGTTCGGGTCCAGATCAGCGCCTCGTTGCCGTTCGCCAGCCGCGGCCGGAACTCCGACCGCAGCCGTGAGGCCTGCAGCGTGGGGATCCACTCGTCCTGCAGCCGTTCCCGGGCCATGCCGCGGGTCTGCGCCGCGTAGACGATCCGCTGCCGCGGCCAGGCCTTCGCCCGGTGCACCTTCAGCCCGAGCAGCTCCTGGGTCTTGCCCTGCTGCCGCATCACGCTGAGCCCGACGTTGCGGTACGCGAACAGGCCGGTGGCCGGGTCGATCTCGAGCCCGACGCCGAGGGTGTACCGCTGCCACGGCATGGGCGGATAGCCCATCCGCTCCATCACCCGGGCCACCTTGCCGCCGAGCGTCGGGAAGTGCAGCCGCCGCGGCGGCCCCCACATCGGCGGGCAGGCCAGCCCGTACAGCTCGCGCGACTGCGCGGCGAGGGCGGGCGGTGTCTGCCAGACCTCCCCGTCAGTCCGGGGAGGCGAGGTCGTCATCGTCGTCCTCGTCGCCCTGGTCCCGGCCGCCGGCGAGCGCGACCAGCGTCGCCCGCAGTTCCCGGGTCAGCGCCGGCAGCAGTCGGCCGCCGTCCCCGCCGCCGGAGTTCATCTCGCCGGCGAGCTTCACTGCGGCCGCGGCCAGCGACGGCTCCATCCCGACGAGGTCGCCGAGTGCGTCGATGTCCGACCGGACAGCGGCGGTCACCAGGCCGTCGCCGGCGAGCGCATCGCCGGCCGGCCTGGCCACGGGCGCGACCGGCACACCGAGCAGCCCGCCCAGGGCGTACGCCTCGTCGAGGGTCAGGGCTCGCTGTCCAGCCTCGACCTTGCCGACCGTCGTCTGGCGCCAGGCCGTCGCGCCGGCCGCGGTCATCTCCGCGGCGACCCACGCCTGGGAGTGCCCCGCGGCCAGCCGGGCCGCCCGGGCCCGGGCGACGAACCCGGCCGCCGTCGGTCGTTCCTCCGGCTCGGCCACGCCCACCCCCTCAGCGGTTCACCCGTCGGTTGACCCCGCCATCGGTTGCCCAGCCCAGCCGCGTGGGGAGAGCGAAATGAAAGGTGGGCGCGGGGTCAGCCAGGCCCCCCAGCCGAAAAACCCCGGCGGCGACGCCGGCGTCTCGGCCGAGGTCGAGGTCGAGTCCGCGGCCGTCGAGTTCGTGTGACGAGCCGCGAGGTCAGGCGTACCAGTCGCGGCTCGTCGACAGCCGCACGGACTCGAGCGAGCGTGCGCCTCGCTCGCTGTTGCATCGCCGGCCGCAGGTCAGACAGCCACCGACCCCGTGCGCCGGCGCCATGTTGTCCTGGTCATCGACGGCCCCGCCGCGCGACCGGGGAACCAGGTGATCAACGGTGTCCGCACCGGCGTGACCGTACAGGTGGCAGGTGTCCGACTCGACGAGCACCCGGGCCCGGGCCTCGCGGTAACGCCGGTGGGTCAGCCCTCGCCCAGCCACGAGCACCATCACCCCAACATCGCCCGGTTGGCCCGGGCCTGCCGGGCCGGCATCGATACGTTGCCGCCCTCATCGACACGGGGGGATCACCATGGGCATGATCAGAGACGTCACCGGACTGCCGAACTCGGCCCGGTCGCGTGTCACAGTGCGTGCTGCTGGCCTGGTCGCCGTTGCCCTGCTGACGCTGGCGGGCTGCGGCAGTGACGCCGCGGCGACCAGCACGGCAGCGCCGGCGGTGGGCGCGACGGTCACCGGGACGACCACGGCCCACACCGCCGAGCAGGTCGCGGCCGCACTGCGTGGGGCCGGAGTACCGCTGGCGGTGACGCGGGTCTACACGGCGGACACCGACCCGAACCATCTGCTCGGCCGACCGAACGGATACACGTCGAAGCTGGCATTCACCGACAGCCGGATCCCGGCCGCCGAGGTGGACGGCTTCGACGCCGATGCGACCGAACGCGGCGGGTCTGTCGAGGTCTACCCGGACGCCGCCGGGGCGACGGCCCGGAAGGAGTTCATCCAGGCCGCGCTCAAGGGCGCGGGTGGTGTGCTGGGCAGCGAGTACGACTACCTGCCCGGCGGGGTGATCGTGCGCGTGACCGGGAAGCTCACGCCGGATCAGGCGGGTGTGTACGAGCGGGCCCCGGCGGCCGCGGCCGGGTAGCCCACCCCGCCCCGTTTGCGGCATGGCTACCGCGCACGGTTGGAGGGTACCTCGTCCCGATCTGCACGGTATGCCCCCCACGTCTGCTGCGGGTGTCACGCTCGAGCTGGAGCAGATCGGACCAGGCCCACAGCGCCGCACGGCCCCGCCGACCGACCGGCACCAGCCGGGCCGCGCCGCCACGCCGCCGCTTGCTCCACTGCTTAATGTGGTGCGCGGTAACCGGCGGCCGAGCCCGGCCGAGTAGGACGAGCGCCTCGACGGTGGTGACGTGGACATCGTCAGGCGGCATCGGCGAGCCAGTCGGCGAGGTCCTCGTCGAGAGTCCGGGCGAGCCAGGCCCACTCGTCCCGCTTCGGGTCGGGCGAGTAGCGCCAGAGGTGATGTCCGCCGCGGTGACACCAGCACTCCTTGGCCTGACAGCGGCACGCCCAGTTCGTACAGGCGATGACCTCGCGCTGGTGGTAGGCGCGCAGGCTCAGCGTCTGGCAGATCGGGCACGGCGCGGCCAGGGCCCGGATGCGTTCCGCGGTGCCCACCGCATGGCGCAGGCGCCCACGGGCGTAACGCAGCTCGTCGAGCGCGACGTCGGCCAGCTCAGCGCGGGCGGCGATCCGGCCGGCCTGGCGGGCGAGGTAGCGCGCGGCGAGCGGGACGAGCGGTCCTGGCCGGTCCGGCCAGACCGCCGTCCGGAGCGCCGGCAGGGGCCAGGCCAGCCCATTGGCGTCGATGCGGACCGCGGACCGGCCGGCCGGGCCGTCGCCCAGGGCGAGGCGGACCGTGTCCTCGAGGGCGAGCACGGCCCGGGTGATGACGGGAATGCTGTCGACGACGTCGAGCCGGATCGGCGCTGGCGACTCCCCGGGGCCGTGGCTTCCCGCGCAGCGCGGGCAGTACGGCCGGGGGAGCTGCGGGGTGCTGTCCGCCGCCCAGGCCCACGGAGTCCCACAGTCGTGCGTCGGGGCGAGGGCGGCGACCCGGGACAGGCCGGGCGCGGAGGTGATGTCCTGGCGCTGTGCCCACCGGCGGCCGGTGCCGCGCTTCCGCTCGGCGTACAGCTCATCCCACCAGGAAGCGATCTCCTCGGCCGCCGAGCCGAGGTACTCGGCGATGTCCGTGTCGGGCATACCACCATCATTGACGCCTATCGAACCGGCGACCAGCAGAGGTCGGTCCTATCGAGACCGGCTGCAGTCCCCCTGGTCAGACCGCGGCGACCCGGCGGCCGAGTTCCTGCACCAGCGGCTCACTCCGCCACGACACGAACTCGGCCGCTAGCCGGCGCGTGCGGTCATGGACCTCCGCATTCGGCGCGGCCGCGACGACGTCGAGCGCGGCAATCGCTGACACTGCGGCAGCATCGGGCGCTGGCCGCACGGCCTTGAGATGCCCGGTAGCCACCGCGAGATGCGCGAGTGCCTGCCCTTGGCAGGCATACCCGAACGCCTCCACGGAGGCCGCGCCCTCAGCGATCGCCTGGGACGCGCGACCAGGTGTCTGGGCTGCGGCGAGCGCGAGGAACAGATGCTCGTTGGCGTCGCCCCACTCGATTCCAGGGTGGCCGGATGCGGTATCGTGCATGCTGGCTGGCATCTCGGTCAAGGCGGCATCCGCACGTCCGTAGAGCCCCGCGGTAGCTGCGGCTTCGGCCTCGTAGCCGGCGAGGCGGGCGCGGTCCGCCCGGGGCGCTCGCTGGCGGCCCCGGGCAGCGATGTCGGCGGCGGTGAGCGCGAGACCGGCGTCGAGTGCCTGCCACGACTGGATGCCGGCGACGCGGGCCTGAAGCGCCGGTTCACCGACGGCGTTCGCGTGGACTTCGGCGATGCCGGCGAAGATCCGGCCGAACCTTTCGTCTCCCGCGAATGACGCGACCGTGGATAGGCCGGCGGCGAGCGTGCCCGCGAGCAACGTCAACTTGGGGATGTACTCCGGGTGGACCCGCCCTCCCAGGATCTCCTCAACCGCTCTCCATGCGTCGTAGGCGGGTGGGAACAAGTCGGCGGGGTTGGCAGTGGTGCGGTTGTGCTCGAGGTCGGCGAGCGCGGTTTCCGCATCCGCCACGTCTGTGATCTTGGGTCGGTACGTCTGGAGTTGCGCGTCCACCTGCCCGGCAAAGGCGGCCACGGCCGCCGCGCTGAGACTCCCAACGCCGAAAAGCCTTCTATCCGTAGCCCTCACCTCCCCGGTCCCCACCACTGTCCCCCGACCTTCGGGCAGCAGTCCACCGAGCGCGGAAATCGGCATGCCCAGCAGGTGAACTTCCTGCTCGACCTTTGCGATCTTCCATAGCGCGACGAGCTCGCCGCCCGCGTGCATTGTCTCATCGAGTTGGCTGACGGTCGCCTTAGTGGGAAGGAGGTGGTTACGACCGGACTGGAAGCCACGGAGGGCCGTGGAGATCGCGGGCTGCGACTTGCCAGTTCGGCGGCACAGCTCCTCGATCGAGATCCCGGCGGCAGCTCTGATCTCGGCTGTGCGGCGCACGTAGTGGTCCCGTGCCGGCCTTGGCCGTTCCCGCTCCCCATCGTCCACGGTGGGCTCCCCTCCCGCCGTCATGCCCCAAGATTCTTCATTGCCCCCAACAATCTTGCGGGCTGTTCCTGACCTGGTGCGGAGTGTGTCATATCCCTACCGGCGAATGTGCCGGCCGACACCAACGCGAGGGGGCACCGTTGCAAACGGAGTTCTCCCGCGATGTGCCAGCCGACGCCGAGGGTGGCCGCTCCGACCGGGCCCGTTCCGCAGATCCGCCGTCGGTGACCGGCGTTGAGCTGCGCCGGTCACCGAC